TTTGTCTTTTAATGGAAGCGAAGCAGGAGGTTTTCAAACCCAAGGCGTTTGTACCTTGGGCCGTCAGTGAAAAGACCCAACGTGCGATGACCAATGATTGGTTTAATTTAGACTTAAGCTTTGGTACCAGCCGTGACTTGCACATGCATCCCCGTTCTGCGTTTGAGCGGCGACATTTGGAGGCACTGGCACTGGGTCTATGTGGCGATGCCAAGGTTGTTGTTGATGTGGGCGGCAATGCTGACCGTCAACAGGAGCGACCAAACGTACATTGCTGCGTACCTGCGTTGAGCGATGCTGACGATATGCGGGTGCGACGTTACCGAGAACATAAGTGCCAGCGGTGGTGTGTTCACAAGGCTGAAGATTGTACCTGCGTGACCGCCGACATTCATCTGTTTGTGCATAGTATTTACTATTTCACACCTGATGCCGTGCTTCGCGTTCTGCGGAGTTCTCGCGACGGCGTTGCGTATAGCGTTCATCATGTGTTTGAGGACGGGCCTTTGGGGTCGTATTATAATGGTGAGGCTAAGTATCAATTTTATGGCACTTTTATGCGGATGTGGGTGGCTGGTAATAATCGGCCATATGAACACGTAGTGCCTTCTTGGTTGACCGGTGCTAGCTACTACACTGATGGGCGAAGCGCCATGACTTGGACGCAGGTTTCGCAGGGCCCGACTAGTGTCGTGGTGAAGTTAGCCCTTTGCGAGTTGCGCGGCCCCGGCGAGTCGATTGTTGCGCCCACGTTGTCGGCCATCCTACGTAGCAGTGATTACTGGGGTTACATTGAGCCACCCGCCCCCACGCGACTTCTAGCTGTTGGTTCCGCCCAGACTGTGTCGGCGTTTGCTGAGTGCGCCGTCTTTAGAGACCGCACGTTCAGCGCTGGCAGTCAGATCGTCGTGGGGAAGAATGAAAATGTTGTTTATCTGCCGAAATCAATTGTTCTTGAAGCCGCTAGCTTAATAACCTACAACGAGCGCAACCGTGATATGTGGAAGAATCATGTCGAGCGTTGTAAGCGGCTGTCGGCCGCTTACGCACTAGGCCCTCATCGGGCCGAAGTTGTTGTTTTGCTTGCGCCGTTGAGTTTTTATCTGCATTACGCCCGCGAATATGAGGAGAGTTTGAATGTGTTGCATAATTTGGATTTTTGGTCGAGGTACAATGATGTCATTGGTTTGAGGGGCACGTGGATTGCGCACTCAGTCTGCGACCATTTTAGGCGCAATTGGCGGTATTACATTGCGCCTACGACCATTGCCGTGAGCACCAGCGCATATGCGTTGTGGTTGAACTGGGCGTCGGTACCAGGGCCAGTAAAAACCGCCGTCACGACAGTGGCTGGCCCACTTGTTGAAGAAGCAATTAAAGGGTTCTATGGGCCGGCCGGCACTTTGGGGGCCTGTGTGGAGTTTGCTGCCACCGGCTGCAACCCGCGTGGCGTACCAGCGTTTGTGTTTCATTTGATCACAAGTAATTGGAACCATGTCAACCGCAACACACCTAAACACCTAGCGCTGCGGTTGGCCGGGCATTTGTTGTTTAACACTTACGCGCGACGTCAAAACCTCCTCGAGGCCCGCAACGTCAAAGCGTTTGTTGGCCTGGCAGTTGCGGGATTGATCATCCACAGTGCCGCTGACTTGTACGCTTTAATTGCTCGGCCTGCGGCTGCGGTCGGGCAAAGACTTGCGAATTGGGCACACATGCATTACTACGGCCTTGGCGCACCGTGTGATGACAATGTTGTCGTTACGCATGAGCATGACGTGTCGTTACCGGCGGTGGTGAGTGAACGCGCCCCTGGGCAGATTAGCAAGGATGCGAAAGTGTTGTATGCTGGGCATTGGGGCGTTAAGATGAAAGGGTTCATGCGGGCCTCGGGTTTGGTCTTTACGAATGGTGTGCCCAGCATATTTAGTTCTGAGGCACGTAATGAGCTGACGGCCGTTACCGATAGGGTTGTCAAAAGCACACTGCCCATTAGTTTAAGCGCTGTGCGATCGTTTGAGGCCTGGGTCGTTGATCATCAAACGTGCTTGTTCCCGGGATTAAAAACACATATCAGCCAAATATCGACCAAAGAAGGAGATGTTGCCTTGTTTGCTCGTTGGAATCAGCGGTTTCCTGTGAGGCAACAACGACTGCATGCTCAGGCATACATGAGTCGCTTTGACATTGGTACCGACGCTCGCGAATATTTGCGCAAGGCTTTTATTAAGGTTGAGAAAATTGTTACGCATTACAAATCCACCGTTAAGCAAGCAAAGCCCCGACTAATCATGGGCGCGCAGGACGTCTTCAACGTGCACATGGGTCCGTTGACATTGGCCTATAGTGATGCGCTGAAGTTGAGTTGGACGCGCGACCATTTTTTAGTGTATGCCGCTGGAATGAACTTAAACACATTGGGGCGCTGGGCGACTGACGCCGGCGCTGGGAAGACGTATGCACTCGAAAGCGACATCAGTTCGTGGGATGCGTCACTCACGCCAGAACATCTGATTGCTATGTATAGCATTGTAACTCGTGTTTTCAAGGCACCCCAATGGTACGTTGAGTCACTGGTGCGCGGCATCAATTTACGTGCCATCACGCCTAATGGATTACGCATCAATACTTGGGGTCGCGTGAAATCGGGTGACCCCTGGACGTCATTGTTTAACACGCTCTTACAGTTGTTATTATCGTTGTACGTGTATTGCGAAGTCACTGGGTATGTGTTGCCAGAAGCGCCTCCGTTGCATCATACATTGCCGACACTGTCGCGCGTTGTGATGTTGGCCAAGTTGATACCTATACCTGGATCACACGTTCGAATGACAAGTACTGATGCACACTTAGATAATTTAGTAGCGTTGTGGCCTGGGTTGCGCGCGTGCACATTTTGCGATCATTATGCTGGTACAGGGCGCGAAGGCGTTGTTATAGCCGCGCTTTTGCGCGCACGCGGTGTCGCCATTAGGGAGGTTGATGAGGGGCTGCTTACTAATGCCGTTGTAGTGCAGAAACGCATCAACAGTGCGCGGTTGGTCGCGGCTGACTCATGTGATTCTCATTACTTCGATCCGCCGTGGGATGAAGTGAAAGATTGGGACGATTATGTGGACCGCAACATGGTGGATGGCAAATTAAATTTATTTAAGTTGCCTCGAGACATTAGATTGGCGTTGCGACCGCATTCTATATTGGTCGGTGATGCTGCCAACAGGCACGCGTATCAGCTGTGTTGGTTTGATTTGCGTGGCTATGTTCACCCCCCATGTATGGTTGGCATGGGTGACGATAATTTGACTTTCATCCCCGAAACCGTTGTGGTTGACGCTGCTGTGGCTGCGTGGGCCACGCTTGGCTTCAAATGTGAAGCCAAGCTCCGAACTGCCGATGAGTTGTATCTCACAGAGTTTTGCAGCAACCTCATGTGGCCTTCCGCCAGTGGCATTGTCCCTGCACCAAAACCTACGCTTGTGCTGCGCGCTGGGTGGCAGATCGGTGATGCCATCCCCGACGCCTCGTATGTGCGAGTTGTAGCTCTGGGACTCTTGAAAACCGTCAATCACATCCCGTTTCTTAAAAAATATGTTGACACTTGTTTGCGATTGACCGAGGGGGCAGCATGTGTGGGCGTCGTTGACGACGTCCACAAGTGGAGAGTAGTTGAAGCAGCTGAGGTTGACGTGCCTGCGTACCAGAGCTTCATGCTGCAGCGGTACGGCTGGTCGCCCGATGATGAGAAAAATTGGGCTGAAATGCTCGATTCGATAAAAAACCTCCCAGCACAGATCCATTATCCACGGTTGGAAATCATCATTGAGACCGACTATCCAGAACTGGGTGCCCCGGCTGACATTATGGATTTTATGCCAGCACTCGCTGCTAACTATGTTCGTGCGACTACCGAAGCAGTGGGTGATGATGTTAATGTTGATGGTAAGGGCGAGCCCTTTTGCGGGAAGGCGAGGGGGAGCCTCGCCGATGCCACAAAAATCATTCACATATGTAAGTTGTGTGGTAAGCGGGGCCATCTCGCGTCCAGTTGTGATGTTGGCGAATCGTGTGACGTGTGTAAGGCCACCGATCATGGCCATGATGATTGCCCAAGGATTAAGCGTTGCCGTATTTGTTCATCGCCAAGTCATCTTGCTGCTCGCTGCCCTGATAATCGCGCCCGCAAAGCACCAAGTCGACCAATGCGTGGCCGTGCGAAGAGGGGACGCGGGCGCGGGGGGTCGCGGTAACCCCTTTGTGAATTTCTTAAATTGTTA